ACCAAAAAAAACTAGCATAGGTCGTAGACCCAAGATGAGCAGCATGAACAAGCATAAGAAGCGTTCATATAAGCCTAAGAATAGAGGTGGAATGTAGTCAAAAACATGGTATATCAAATCAAGGAGATAATATTATGAACAAAATTATTGAAAGTATCAAACACTACTGGACAGACCACAAGGTTATTGCGGGTGTTGTAATTGTAGTAATTGTATTAGCAACTATTTTATAATGAAAATCAGCGAAAGCACTTCAGTAAGTATGCCAATCAAAAATATGTTGGCAATAGTAGCTGGTGTTATTGCTGGTGTAATTGGCTATACAGAACTTACAGGTAGATTGACTTCATTGGAAACAAGTCGTGAGCTTATGCTAAACGATCTACTCAAAGCGAGTGATCAGAAACCAATCGACCAAGAACAGTTCTTGATCCAAGAATCTCTAGCATCTGATCTTGAAAAGACTATTACTAGAGTAGATGAGATGATGCACAATGGAGTTAATATTCAAAGAATGATAAAAGATATTGACAGACTTCGTGCAGATGTAGAAAAATTAAAGGATAAGGTAAGAGAAAATGGAAATGGTTATAGCTCTAATAATGTATCTGAACAATGAGATGGTTGAGCATACATACAAAGAAAGTCTAAGCAAATGCTTGAAGTCAAAGCGTGTTGCTTTGCGTGAGGTTAATCCACAAAGAGTTAGATTTGAATGTAAAAAAGTAAATGCTGTTACTGAAATCTACATGGGTCAAAAGAAAATAGTTAAGATTGAAAGATGAGCAGAAGAGATAAGCAACCACCAAGAACCAAAAAGTATTTCAGGTCCACAAAGTCTGGTGCTGGTATGACCAAAGCTGGTGTTGCAAGATACAGAAGAGAAAATCCCGGATCAAAATTAAAAACTGCTGTCACTAAAAAAACTGGTTTGACAGCAAGAGAGAAAGCTAGAAGAAAGTCTTTTTGTGCGAGATCAGCAGGTCAAATGAAAAGATTTCCGAAAGCTGCAAAGAATCCAAACTCAAGACTAAGACAAGCAAGAAGAAGATGGAGATGTTAGTGTGCCTAAAAAGACTTGGAACAAATCAAAAGATAGAGTCTTTATCTGTGGGTACTGTAACTATTGCCATAAAGAGTTGTTGAATAATGAGGGTGGATGGATTATAAATGCAGAAAAGAAACACTATTGTCACGATGGTCGTGATGGAAGTTGTTTCGATAAATATATAAAGGAGAAACAATATGCCGGGTCACTATGGAAAAAAAATGAAGAAGCCAATGAACAAGAAAAACAAGATGGACAAGAAGAAAAAAAATATGAAAATGAAAGTGAGTAAAAGATAATGCCGGGAAAAGGTAAGAAGAAATACTCAAAGAAACAAATGAAGATAGCTCGTGTTGCAGAACCAAGAGACAGAATAACAGGAGCTGACTTTAAAAAGTTAAGACAAAGTAAGAAAAGAAGATATGGCTAAACTTTGTGCCAGAGGAAAGGCTGCTGCCAAAAGAAAGTTCAAGGTATATCCTTCAGCTTATGCAAATATGTACGCAAGTGCTGTTTGTTCAGGCAAGATAGTACCGGGTGGTAGAAAGAAAAAGAAAAAGAAAAGATAATGTCAAAAGGTTTACGATCTTGGGTTCAAGCAAACTGGGTTGACATTGCCAATCCCAAAAAGGGTGGCGGCTTTCCTAAGTGCGGTAGAAGCAAAGGTGAGAAGAGAAGAAACTATCCAAAGTGTGTTCCTGCTGCAAAAGCAAGAGCCATGACAGCAAGTCAAAGAAGAGCTGCTGTATCAAGAAAACAAACTGCTGAAAGAAGAACAAGAAAAGGTAAAAAACCAAACTACGCTAGGACTTAATTAGTTCGTCAAACTCTTGCCACATTGTTTGATCCTGACCCCAATATCTTTCACCATTATATTTCATCTGTATTGAATATAAAACTGTGGTGTGATCTTGACCAAATATTCTTCCTATATCTGTAAGTGACATCTTATATTTTTCTGCAAGTATATTATGTATGATGTTTCTAGCTCGAACAAAGTCTTTGGTTCTTTGTTTACCAACTAAATCTTTTTTACTTAGCTCATACTTCAAACAAACTTTATTTAACAAATCATCAATGACAGACTTTGGTGGGTTGCCTAGTTGATGACCAATAATTTTTTTTGGCTTTGCCATTCTTTCAACAACATCAGCTTTAGTTGATAGTGCTAGTAGATAACCTTCTTTGAAACCACCCTTGTATAGTTTTACTTCTTGATCATTTAACAAATGAAATGCTTTCTTGTATTGCTTGATAAAATTATTGTTGCCTTTTTTATTTAAGTATTGATCGAATATATCGTTTATTAGAGACATAGTATCCCTGACCCTTTCTTTGTTTTTTATATATTGTTGATGCTTATCTCATCAACTGTTCTTTTGCTCTTTCAACTTTCCAAATCAATCTAAAGCTATCTCTTTTAAGTTTGTTAGCTTTATCCATTGTTGCAAGATATGCTTCATGTTTTCTTCTCTGAAGGTCTTGCAGCTTCTGAAAGTTTTGTTTCAGCTTTTCCATCCTTCTCCTTTTTCACTTTGGTAAAGTCTAGTTTTATTCCTGTGACTTTACATTCTACAAGCTCTCCTTGTGCGTTTGGGTTTGCAGCCTTTTCAACATCATCAAATCTTTCAGACAATAAAAAATTTGCCTCGCCTGATTTAATTCTGATATATTTACTCATTTTTATCCTTTTTGTCTAATGTTATTTTATGCAGTTCTTTCGCCATTTTTGCATAAATTATTAGATCATCATAGTTATCTGACTTATATTTCTTGGTAGTTCTATATAGTTTTAGACCCATCATTAGCTTTGCAACTTCATGCGGATCAATATCATCTTTGAGTTTGTCGTGTAGTATCACATTGAATATGACAGAAATAAGTCTAAAATTTTCCTTATAGTCGCCATATTCTGCTTCACGACTTTCCATAATTTTTTTTAGTATCTGATCGTTTAAATCTATTGTCGCCATAGTATAGGGGTGGCGGGGAAAACAACTAAAAAGAAAGCCAGAAAGGGTTGGCTAAAAAAGAAAACCCCGCCACAAGTTACAAAAGTATCTATAAATTATTAATACCTTCGTGGTTTATTACTAGCATAAGAACTAGGCTTTGCAAAATCCTTTTTATATGCAAAGTTTGGTGTTCCTCCGCCTCCTCCTTGTGATTGTTTTGAACTATTAGATGGCACTAACCTTACTGTTAATCCACCTGTAGGCTGATCATTTTCATCAGTAGTATCAAAACCTGCTGGATCATACCAAGTATCTCCTATCTTTACACCTAGTTTCCATTTCTTACCTTCTGGTGATTTTGGATTTATAGGTGCTACCCAACTTGGGTGATTCGCTGCTGCTCTCTCTTCATTAGGGATCAGCTTTATATATATGTTATCCATATATTACTCCTTGTGTGTTTAATTTAATCTCTTGAGTTTCATACAAGTCAGTTATCTGCCTGTACTCTCTTTGAGACATTTTATTAGAATCAAATAGTTCGGGATATTCCTTTCTAAATTTCCTCAAAGCGAAGATGTCATTTATACCTTTGACATGCTTTCTTATTTGATCCATATCAAGCTCCATATCGAGCCTAATATTCTTCTTTCCATTTGTGCTTGGAATTTTATTTAAACCCTCTTGTATTCTATATTTTAAATCTTCTTTTGAAACTTTATCTTCTTCAAATGACTTTGCTTCATATCCATCATCATCTTTGATACCTGTTTTTAAATTTAATAAATTTAAGAAAGCATATTTTCTTGAGTATGACATAGCTTGACCAGTACCAAACTTATCTAAGCCACCCATAGCACTACAGCCATTCATCTCAACTACATCATCTGAATCTACATCGTGTATTCTCATGTAGCAAGTAACCATAACAAAGTTATCATGTGTGTCTGTTTTATAACTACACATTGGATATAGTCTTTCATCTAATAGTGCTTGTACAGCCACCTCTTGTACTGCATCGTGCAGTAAAGGATTGAAGTGCATACCTTTAACTTTCTCTCCTTTTTTTACGCCACCTGCATTTAAACATGCTTGATGTAATTTTTGATATATGTTCTTCATGCGTTTAACCCCCATAGTTGTTTTATCTTTTGTTTTTGTTGTTGTATTAAATCCCTGTAATAAAAAGGATGATTTAATTCTGGTGGTTCTGCAAAGTGTGCTAGTTTATTTAGATCACCTTTACAGAATATAATTAGTTGCTCCCATGATAATAATTTTTGAGTCATAATATTGTATTGTTCTTCTAAATAATCTTTTGATAAAAGCTCATGGCTATCATCAAAGATCACATAATCTTTTTCATTTACATAAAACAAAAAAGGTTTTCTTTTGGTGCAATGATAATAAAAAGATAGTTGACTTGCGTGTAGATGATCAGGTTCAGTTGGTAAGTTTGTGGTAGCAAGATAATATTCATCCTTACCTTTTTTCTTTCTCAAACTTGGTGGCTTAGTCTTAGCTTCAGCTATAGCATTGTTGCTTTCATAATCTATACGACCAATAATATCATGCAGCATATCTTTTAGTTTTGCAGCTACATATCTTTCAGCGACTAACTTTTCGTTACCAAATATTTCTTTCAATACTTTGAATATATTTTGTATAGTTTGGTGTGCAGCTTCAAGCATAACTTCTCTAGCTACTTTATCTTTATCATCCACCGGGTCGCTGTCTTTATTTATTCTTGTAAGCTCTTGATCAAAGATTTCATTGTAGTTTTTATTTGTAAGTTTGATTCGTTTATCACCCTCAAAAAGAACCTCACATTTTAACCTTTGAGCTGTGTTATTTGTAAGATTACCAAAGGGTGCTTTGTATCTAATCTTGAATGATCTTCTGACTTCTTGCGGTAAAGAATAGTTAATTAAGAACCTTGTAAAGTTCTGTGAAGAGGTAGGTGACCAATGGTCTAATCCTTTACCGCCATTAAAAGTCTCAAAATATTCTTTCATTGTTTGATTTATTTATACTGATTTTTACCATATTGTCTATATAATTTTTTGCTTGATTTATATAACCTTTATGGTATCAGCATATTTTCAGAAAGGAAATTATGAAACTATCAGATTGGATAAAAAAGAATAACCTAAGTTATTCACAAGCAGCTAATAAGTTTGGTATTATAAATATAAATCCTGCAACTAATGTTCAACGCTATGCAAAAGGTGATCGAATACCTCACCCGGTAGTGATGAAAAAGATTGTTGTAGCAACCAATAACAAGGTACAACCTAACGATTTTTATGAAGAATACTGGGAAAGAAAAAAAGTTTAAATACAAAAGGGTCAAGATATATTGGATTGACATTGTATCAAACTCTGAGTGGATGAGCTTAGAAAAAGCAAAGGATCAAGTATATTCTATTTGTGAAGATACAGGCTATTTATTATACAAAGATCAAAAGAAGTTAATCATCTTTGCTTCACATAGTTTTGATGATGATGGTTCACTTACAGTTGGCAACACCACAGTATATCCAAGAT